CAAAGATTGAGGCTTATGCTAAATTGATTGCCGAAGAACAAGCAAAAATTACAAGAGATCAAATTGCAACAGTTGAGGAACAAGTTGACAAACTTAGTATTTGGGAAAAATCAATACAAGTTGTAACTGGTGCATTTAAAAATATAGGAGGAGCAAATGTTGGGATTGCATTAAACTTAATTGACTCTGGGTTACAAAAGAACCAACAAGAAATTAAGACATCAACAAATGTTGTTAATACATTAACGGAATCTTTAAAGAAATTGACACAAGAGTCTGTTAACGCTGGGGATGCAATGTCAATATCAACTACGGCTCCAAAGAAAGTTAAAGAGAAAAAATCAAAACTTAAGTTTACCGATCCAGTTCTTTATGATGCTGATCTTGAGGAAATGATAAGAAAGCAAGATAGAGAATTAGGAATTGGAGGTCGCCCTGATATAATAGGAGACACATTCAAAACTGATACAGATAAAAACAAAGCGGCAAGTAAGTTAGGATTTACAAGTGGAAAGAAAGAACAAGATCAGTGGTTCAAAGATACCCAAGACAATTTTGATAAGTTGAATGAACAAGCGTTGCAATTTGCCGACACTTTATCATCAACAATTACTAATGCAATCATGGGAATGTGGGATGCCTTACAACAAGGAACTCCAGTTCTTGAGGCTTTAGGAAATATGTTTTTGGATTTGGCAAAGCAAATCGCTGCCGCTGCTATTAAAGCTGCCGTGTTTGCTACGATTTTAAATGTTGTCTTTCCTGGTGCTGGTGGGGCTGCATCCGCTGGAGGATTTGGAGGAATCTTCAAATCTCTTTTAGGAATCCCAACAACTAAGAATGCTGAGGGTGGAATAACTAACGGACCATCTTGGGGATTGATTGGAGAGGGCAACGAGAGAGAGGCAATCATGCCTTTAAGCAAATTAGGTTCAATGATGAAAAATACTTTTAATGCTGGTGCAATGAGTGGCAATGGTGCTGCTGGAGGTGGATCATTTGTATTAAGGGGCAATGATTTAGTTTTGGCTTTACAAAGGTCTAATTATTCATTAAATCTAAGGAGAGGAGCATAATGGCATACGCAAACAAATACAAGATAACTTTTGCCACTAAAACGAGCAAAACGGCTTATTTATACTTGCAAGAGGATGGGTATTCTGGTACTGTTTATGAATATCCTGGCAAGAGTTTACAATTGCAATATTTACCTCAATCGGATGATCCATTTGAACCAATATTTGCAAGTCAATTAAGTGTTACCATAGATGTTACCGATGATTTGGCTAATATGCCAAACTTGGTTACAATGAACGATAAAAAGTATTTTGCTAAACTTTTGTTAAATACAGATGTTGAATGGGTGGGTTATGCACTATCGGATAGTGTTGATTTGTCTTTCTCAACTGGTAGAAAAGAATTGTCTTTTGATTGTGTTGATGGATTAGGAATGTTGCAAGATGTGCCATTGCCAATACCAGACACGACAAACATAAACTTAAATAATAATCTTATTTATTTTATTGCGTTAGCGTTTAACCAATTGACTTTCCCTACAACTCCAAATATTAGAACGGCTTGTAATTTTTACTCAGCTGGTATGACAAATAGGGGGGCGAGTGCAAGTGCTGATCCATTTGCTCAAACTTATTTGCCTTATAGAACATTTGTTGATGAAAACTATTCCTATTTAGATTGCTTTAATACTATTAGAAACATTGTGCAATCTTTGGGATGTAGGGTTTTCCAAGCTGGAGGCAAATGGTGGATTGTTTCTATTAATCAATTTGCCAATGAGAATGTTGCTTATAGTGAGTACGATTATACTGGAACATTAAGCACAAGTGGAACATTTAATAATTTAAGCACAATTCAAGGATATTCTGGGAATACAAGTGGATTGTTTTTTGTTGATAATAGCCAAACAAAATTATTTAGGAAAGGTTATAACAGAGTCCAAAAGTCTAAGAGAGTTGAAATGAGTAACAACTACATTTCAAATGGTAACTTGAGACCTTTGACAAGTGGTTCAACTAATAGACCACAAAACTGGACTGTTGCTGCCTCTGGCACTGGTGCATCGGTTACTTATGTAAGCAATGCAAACGATACATCTGCAATAATTTACATGGATCGTGGCTCATCTGGTGGATATGCAAATCTTAAATGTAATGGTTTACCAAAAGTAAACGGACAAGAAACATTGAAATTTAGTTGGACATATAGGAGCCAAGATTTCACATTAAATGACATGAGAGGGTTTGTTTACCTAACAATTAATGATGGGTTACAGACTTATTATTACGATGGGGATGCTAAAAAATGGAGAGATACTGGAGGGGTTAACTATTATCAAGTACCAGCCCAAACATCTGGAACTAACTCAATCAATGAATTTAGCTTTAGTGTACCATCAACCCCAATCGCTGGGCAATTAGGCTTTGAATTTTGGCTTCAAACAATATCATGTAGAACTGTTGCCGTTAGTGATTTTAGATTGGAAATTGGGGTTGTTTATAGCCAAGTTGACTATGCTGGTTATTTAAACAATTCAAAACAATATGTTAAAGATGTTGATATTGCTTATGGATATTATTCTCCGTATGGTACATATCCAACGGAAGCTGGAATATTCCTTTTGAGTGATGGTTCAAAGGCTGCTGATTGGTATCAATATGGTAAAGCTGGAACCTACCCAAGTTTGGCTCAAATGTTAATGCAACAATACATGAACGTTTATGGAAAAAACATTATAAACATAGATTGTAGTCTAACAAGTTTTGCGACTACAAATGGTATTTTAAATGGTGCTAAATTGTTTAAAGCTACCGACACTGATCCAGCAATAGTAAATGTTGAGGGAAATTCTTATATGTTGGGAAATGCGACTATTGATTATGTGGAAGATACAACTCAAGCTACCTTGTTACAAATATCCGACACGACAATAACTGCAACAACGGCTTACGAGGTGGCTTATAATCAAAATGTAACTGGCACAAACAGTATAATAGTTTAATTTTACAATCATGGCAGATAAAGTTCAAGGCAAAAATATAATTCTTTACAAGTCGGTTGGTGCTACCAATACGGCTTTTGCGTGTTCAACAAATTGCACCTTTAATGTGCAAGTAAGCCAAAAAGATGTGACAAGTCAGTCATCGGCATGGTTTACGGAATACAAAATCGATGTTGCCTCTTGGAATGTAAGTTGTGAGGGAATTGTGACTTTGGCTGGTTATTCTTATGCTGATATGTTAGCGACTCAATTGGCAAGGACTCCAATAAACATTAAATTTAGCATTGACAATGGAGTTGATGGATTTGTTATTTTAGGTGGCTCGGCTATAATTACATCGATTTCAATCAATGCTCCATATAAGGACATTTCAACTTATTCGGTTTCACTTCAAGGGGTTGGGGCTTACACAATAACTTAGTAACTTTGACTTATGGCAGTTAAAGTAAATGGCACGAATGTAATCTTGTTTAAAATAGATACAAGTACAATTCCAGCAACGGAGACTCCATTTGCTTGTTCGACTAATTGCACATTTTCAAGTGAAACGGATTTGATTAATGTGGCATCTTCAACCGATGCATGGTTTAATGTTCCTAAAGATAATCTCACAAGTTGGACAATGTCTTGTGATGGGATTGTTACTCTTGATGGATTTTCTTACGATGAGATTGCTTTGGCACAAAAGAATAGAACTACATTTTTGACTCGATTCCAAATTGACAATGGAGTTGATGGATATAAATACATAAGCGGATATTGTTTCATAGGTGGCTTTTCAATTAGTGGGAATTATAAGGACATTGGAACTTACAATGTTAACTTAACTGGCACTGGTCGATATTATACGGATTCGACTCCAACAACGACATCAACAAGTACGACCACTAGCACAACAAGTACAACAAGCACGACCACAAGTACCTCAACGACCACTACATCAACAAGCACAACAACAACATCAACAAGTACATCAACCACAACGAGTACATCAACGACAACTCAACCACAAGTTTGGTACAAATTGTACAATTGTAATACTGGGGCAATTGAATACTCAAGAGATTATATAAACGGAACATTTGCATTAAATGATCGAGTTACTGCAATTGGTCAAACATGGAGAATTGATCCTCCGATTCAATATACCAATCCAGGCGGTTCGGCTTTGAGCATCACTGCAACTGGATTAACTGGATGTCCAGCGACAACATCGACAACCACAACTTTGCCACCATTAACGACATCTTTGTCGATTACTTGTGATAATACTCAACCAGGTGCAACATACTTAGGTAAGGCGACAATCACTATCTCTGGAGGTACTGGAGTTTATGAGGTTGCTGCTGGGTTTGTGGGTAGCATTGGGGCTTATGTAAGCATAGGAACTAATCCTTTTGTAATTACAAGTCCAACGGCTCCTTACACTGGCTCAATAGGTTTAAGGAACTCAACTGGTCCATCGGATCAATTTGTTGTTCAAGTTAGAGATAGCAATGGAACTGTTGTAAGTAAAAGTGGATTGGTTTCTTGTACTTATACGACTACAACAACCACATCAACAACAACTACAATTGCATTGCCTCCGTTCTCTTTTTACACTAACACTGGTCGAAATAGTAGCATTGGTGCTTGTTATGCAACTCCATCAATTTATTTATGGGCTTACTCAAATATTTGGGGTTCTGGGAATACTTACTATCAAGGTACAAGTGGTGGTCCAGATGTTCCCTTAACTTTATATCCTGGAGCAAATCAATGGTTTTCAAATAGTGGAACGGCTATTCAAATCGATGATTATGGTGTAAGTTATAACGACACGGCTTGTACACCAACCACAACCACAACAACAACAACAACAACAACTGCTCCTCCTATTACTTGTAATCATTTATTGGTTACAGTTACCTCAATTGATAGGGCTGCATCCGATGACGGCTATGTTTACTTTGAGGCTGGAGATTGTGCTGGTAACCCAATTTATTTGCAATACAATACAAATAAGACTAACTTTGATACTGGGTACTGTTACTCATCTGGATATGCAACCAATGTTTACATTTTAGTTGGTGGTGTTCCAACTGCCCCAACTGGAGGCAGCACGATTGTAATGGGTTCCCCATGTTAAAATAAACGTATGATTGTAAGATATGTGTCGGCACAAC